TTAATTATATAATAGATATTCCTCTATTGCTTTCTTTTTCATATCTTCAATATTTCTAAATTTCGTTTTCTCCAAAAATATATTTTTTATTAATTTTTCTATATCTGTACTTTTAGTAGCTCTGTTATTTATTTCTTCTTCTATCTCCTGATAAGTATTGAATAATGTATATTTTTTAATGAATCTACTATTTAATAAATCTTCTATTCCAATCTCTTCACTTGCTATTTTCTTTTCAAATTCATCTTTCTTCATAATTTGATCACCTCTTATCTATGTTTACAAATATATTATATATAAATTGTTATAATTTTTCAAGTAGTTTTTTAAAATCTTTTTAGGAATAAAGAATGTTTATCTTCACAAACAAAAAAAGCTAGATATACTAGCTCTTATCTTTTGTTATTTTCTTTTCCTTACACTGTTCTAGTATATTTCTTAGTTGTTTTGGTACTGGCAATCCTGCATTTATCACATTTTCTAAAATACTGAGTCCCTCATTGGCAAAATAGAAGCAAACTACCAAATATCTACAATTATATTTAAAACTTTTTGTTTCTAATATTATATCTAATAATACAGCTAATGCTACAATACAGAGCATTGCAACTTTCTTAGGAATTCCTTTAAACCCTATTTTGCTGCTAGTAGTGCCTTGAACTATTGACTTTATAACTCCTGTAATATAGTCTATAACCATAACTCCAAAGAGACAATAAATTAATTTATCTCTTCCTCCTAAAGCATAAAAAATCCATGAAACAATTATTCCACTCACTATAACTCCTTTATCTGCAAGTATTTTAATTACCTCTATAACCATATCCCCCACTTCTTTATATTTCATTTTTTTATCCCTCTCTTACAGTTTAACTCCTGCTCTTAATCCTCCAACTATATTACTATCTCCTTTAAAATCTGTTTTACCTTCCAAATATCCTTCTATATATCCTTTAGAACTAACATCCTGTTCCATTTGCTTAGTTATTTTTATCATATCTTGCCCTGTTGTTGCAGCTTCTAAAACTTTGTTGATCACATTTAACTGTTTTTCTTTATCCCCTTTAAATGTACTTTGCAAGCCAGATAAAACATCTTCTATAAGCTTAATTATAAAACTTTCTGAGATAATCCATGCAAAATACCATGGAACTTTCTTTTTTAATTCTTTTATTGCATATCGTAATTTTTCTTTACCCTGTCCAGATATAAAATTTTCTTCTGCTTGTACTACTATATAATATGCTGCTGCTTTAAGAGCTTCTCTTTTATACTTATATAATAAAATAATTCCCACAGTAACTAATCCTAAAATCCCTATTAAAAATATTGTTTCTTTGTTCATTTTCTCCTCCTATTTCCAATTGTTCTCTATATTCAAGTATCTTCTTTTTATATCTTGAGGTGCTTTTTTACCCCATTTCAGACCTAGTTTAAAATCATATATATCACTGGATTTCAAAAGTTTTTTATTTTTTATAAAATTATGCATAAGTCCATTCTTACTAAGGTTAAATTGGTTATGATAGTCTATTAAGTGAACAAAAGTTTTTTCATCTTCAAATTCTGGCAGTTCACTGAGATTAGCTGCATAATTTACCATTTCTTTTATATGCTCTTTATCCAGTTCATCTATATCTTTTTTATGATTTTTTAATTTATTGTTAAGATCCCCTATTTCCTTATCTAATTTTAATAATCTATCAATATCACTGGTTGTAAATCCACATTTTTCTTTTAAAAAATTTCTGGATTTTGAATTATGCTTTACATCAAATTGACTTCTGCCAAAGCTATAACCAGACTTTCCACCTGCATAGCTAAATTTACAAATTACATTTTCATTTCCTGATATTTCATTTAAAGCTATTACATACATAATTTTGCTTAAATCTATTTTTTTTATTATTTCTTTTATATTCATTTTTTACTCCTTTTTTATGTTAATAATGTTGGTAATTTAAAAATTTCTGCCCTTACAGCATTGGAGATATCTACATTACTACTTTATCCAATAACCCAGCAACCAAGTATTTAGGCACAACTTGGGAGAAAATAGAGGGTAGATTCCTACTTTCTACAAGTGGTAGTAATGCTAGTGGACAGACAGGTGGTAGCAATACTAAAACTATTGCTAAAGAAAATTTACCTAACATAAAGTTACAAGTAGATGCTTTTTCTCTTACTACTGCTAAACATACACATAAATCCATTACAGAAAACCTAGCAAGATACAGTGGTTTAACTGGTGGGGGTAGTGGTCGTGGATGGTGGCAAAATGGAGACCCTGGAAATACAGGAGAAGGTGGAGGAACTAATACAGGTACAGCCTCTCCATACACTTCTGCTCTAGGAAGTGGAACTCCTCTAGACATCACTCCTGCCTACTATACAGTCCACATTTGGAAGAGATTAAGTTAATCTTTTCCAAATGTTAACAGCCAAGTAAGGAGGCATATTGCTAAAAGGTGTACTATCTCCCATGTTTTGCGTGTAAGGAGCTGCACTTCCTGTATTTGTACCTCCAGCACCACTCGTATAAGCATATACTAAACCAAATCTACTACCAGCTACCTCTGAAACATTACCTGTTCCGCTAGTAATAGTTCCGTTATAACTATTAGTGTACCCAAAACCTGTTGCTCTAGGGAATCCACCTATATGTTTATGCTCCTCTCGTGTATGTGTGTGTGCATCTATCTGTAGCTTTACTGCTGGTAGATTGGCTTTTGTAAGTGTAGTTGTAGCACTCCCACCAGTGCTTCCAAGAGCATAAGAGCCATTAGAACCTAACAGGAATCGCCCCTCTTGCTTCTGCCATGTGGTTCCTAACCATAGGGTATGTGGATTCTCGGAACCTAAGCTTAGGAAGAGAGAATTTACAGGAAAGGGGCAGAAATTTTTAAATTTCTTTCTATATTTCTATATCAACCCTGCATTCTTACGCATTAAGAAGATACGGTTTTGCTGGTCTGCTGCGCTTTTCTGCTGTATGTAATGTTCTTCTGTTACCTTCGTGTTAGCATGTCCAGCAAATTCACTGGCGGTCTTCGTGTCCGAAAGATTATTAATTTGGTTAATTGCAGTCTTACGGAGAGAGTGCGGGTATAATTTAGGTATATCTATTAAACTTCCCATTTTACGAACTCTTCTTCTAATAGCTGTTTGAGACATCTGGTTATATTTATTTTTATAAAAAGTAGTAAATAAATAATCTATTTCTATACCTTTCTTTTCTCTGGTTTTTATCCATTCCTGAAGCAACTTTTTAGTACTTGTAAAGAAAAATAGGTCTCTTACTTTTCCCATCTTTTCTCCAACTCCACGAAACATGTTGTTTTCTATATCCAGCTGGGACATTTTCAAACTGTGTACAGCGCTTATTCTAAAACCGCTATCGAGGAATAATTCCCACATTAATCTGCTTTCAATGTCAAATTTCTTTTTATTAAGTTCCATTAAAAGCGATACTGTAAAAATCTGCTTCCAAGTAAGAAAATAACTCTCTCTTCTCTTGTCAGATTCTGTAACTTTTAAGCGATCGATTTTATCCCTAAATGGGTGGTGTTTTATTAAATCTCTCTTAGCAGCCCATTTATAAAAGCTGCTTATAGCAGTAATTTTACCGTTTATAGTGCAATTATTGTTTTTGTTATTACGACAGTGTATTATAAATCTCTCTAAAATTTCTATTATCTTTTTTAAAGTGTCCTCTGCCAGCAGATATCTATTCCCTTCCTGTGTATGCAAAAATTCCATAAAATACTGCATACTATTTCTATAAGTCCTGTATGTAGTATCTTTAACATTAGAATTAACAGCGTAGTTGCTGTCTAGATATAGCTGATATAATGCTCTGTTTTTCTCACTTATTTTCATTTTTTCCTCCTGCATAATTGTAATATCTACATCATACAGGAGGTTTTAATTTATGCAAAGTAAGCAATTATTGCTGGTAGCGTTGGATATAAGCTTTCTATATCTATACTTAAATCATTATAGTTGTTAGGAAGCTCCAACCATTCTTCTCTAAAGCTGTCTCTGGCAGCTTTCCCTTCTACACTTTCTTCTATATCTCCCCTCAAAACAGCCTTGTCATACAGGTCTAAAGCATTAAAAACTTTTTCTCTCTCCATTCTAGCCTTTGCCTTTTCTGTTTCTAGGGTTATTAAACCTTCTTCTATATAGTTTTCTCTAGTTTTCTCTACAATATTTCCATCTATAACTTTTTGGCTATATGGATCATAACTGACAATTTTTCCGTCTATAAGCAGCTCATTTTCCGCCAAAGTTCTTTGCTGTCTTGCCAGCTTCTCTTCTTCTGTAGCCTCCCGAATGGTGTCTAGCTCTGGTAAATATGTTATAAAATGTGGCAAGTCTTCCCCTATATACAGGCAGGCTTTTCCTTCAAAGTACTCTGCCATGTTTTGTACAGGTTCATCAGCCACTTTAAACACGCAAGAAACACCCCTTTTAGCTTGTTCTCTACTTATATAAATATATCTTTTACTCATTTTTCATCATTCTCCTTTTTTAAGTATTATGCTGGTATTAACCAATTTTTATTGAATCTACAAATTCTTCCCTCATCATATTCCAATAAAATATCTTCTATATCAAATTTTTCATCTATAATAGTGTATATTTTTTCCAGATGCTCTTCTGTTGCTAAAAGCAATATCCTTTTTTTATATTTAATGTCTAATTTAACTTTTTGTCCTTTTTTCATTTTTTTTACTCCTTTTTCTCTTATAAAATGGTGGTAATTTAAAAATTTCTGCCCCTTTCCCATAAATTCTTTGTATATTTCTCTAGGAGAAGATAATCCAGCAACACAATGGTTAGGCACAACATGGGAAAAAGTAGAAGGCAGATTTTTACTAGGTTCTAGCTCTGTTTATCCTTTAAGCTCTACTGGTGGTAGCGCTGCAACTACCCTTAGTAAAGAAAATTTACCTAATGTAAAGTTGCAGATAGACAGCTTTTCTCTTGGAAAAGGAACACAAGAAATAACTGGTAATTTAACATATAATAGTGGTTTAGAAAGTCTTGGTTGTTCTGGAGCTTTTTCTTATACTACATATTCTACAGGTAATGCTAATGGACATAGTGGTGCTTATGGAACTAATGGGAGAAACATATCTCTCCAAGCCTCTAAAAGCTGGACTGGTATGTCTACCAGTGCAGCTCCCTACACAGAACAATTAGGCGATAGTACACCTTTTAATAATATGTCTCCCTATTTGGCTGTTAATATCTGGAAAAGACTAAGTTAATCTCTTCCAGATATGCACTGTATAGTAAGCAGGTGTAATATCTAGAGCAGTACCGCTTCCTAAAGCAGAAGTGTATGGAGAGGCTGTTCCTGTATTAGCCCCTCCGCCACTTTGTGTAATCCAATAAGAGCCAGCTACTGTAGTTCTCCAGTCACCATATTGTGGAGATAAATTTGTTCCAGCATTGTCTCTTCTGTTATTTGGTCCAATAGGATGTGTATGTTTGGCAGTAGTTAAACTAAAACTATCTACCTGCACTTTTACAGCTGGAAGATTTGCTTTAGAAATTGTTACAGTATTACTACCTCCTGTAGCTCCACTAACATTAGAACCAGATGTGGATAAAAGAAATCTACCCTCTATTTTTTCCCATGTAGTGCCTAGAAAGCGCACTGCTGGATTTGTAGAGAGGGTTGTAATGTAGATATCTCCAATAGAGTAAGGGCAGAAATTTTTAAATTTCTCTTCAATTTCTGTTTCTGTATAATATCGATCATCATGCACATGGTCTGCTGGAACACTAGAAATTTCTATTGTTTTAGCAACTGATCCATCATAGCCTCCCTGAGATACTCCATTAACGTTTATCGTTAAACTGTATGGATTCTTTAAGCTTACAGGTGTTCCTGTTATATCTGCATACTTTGCTTTTCCCCATTCTCCTGTTCCTGGACTTTTCCAAAGTAATAAGTTCCCTGCTGCTCCTCCTGCTGGAATATGCTTGTTACCTTCTGTCGCAGGATGTGTATAAGTAGGGTTTCCATCTACTGCTCCAGTTGTAGGATTATAAGTTAAATTTTCTCCTATTTTTATTCCACCTAATTCTGTTTTGGTAGCTTCTTTTAAACTTAAAGTTCTATTTTCTGTTAAATTTCCACCGCCCTTTAATCCTGTACCTGCTTTTATTTCTATTGCTTCTATTGTTTCTGCAAATGTATCTATTTTATCCCACCATTCATTCCACCATTTTCGGAATTCTCCCTTACATATAGATTTCCAAACTGGGAGTTTAAGCCTTCTTGATACTTTTTCTACTTCCTGGCGTCCTTGTGGATCGTTAATAAACAGCATAAATATCCTCCCCTCTATCCAATTTTATTTCCGTAAGCTCTGTAAGTGTCTTTTCTGTTAAATCTACTAATGTAAAATCTATAATATAGACATCAAAGTCTATCAAAAAGCCTACTCCAGCACTTTTTACTTTTTTTATTGTTTTCTTTACTTCTTCTATATCCAGCATATCTGGTATTATTAAGATTAATTTACCTGTAGCTTCCAGCAATGTAAATTCTGCTGGATCCCTCTGGAAATAAAAAGCTAACATATTTGTAAGGTCTTCTATATTCCCTACAAAGCTTATCGAAGCTAGTTCGAACTTTATTTTATTCATATACTCTATGTCTGTTAGTCCTTCTCTAAATATCTTATAATTGCCACCAAAATGGTCTAAAGCTTCTCCTGATAGTTTAGTATAATCCTTAAAATTATTTAGCTCTTGCCACATCTGCCGCTTTCTTCTATGCTTTTCATATACTATTTCAAATAATTTTAAGGCATACTTGGTGTCATGGTAAATGTGTGGTATTCTGTTTAAATCCATTTATATCACTCCTCCACTACTACATTAACAGTTATATTTTCTTCTAATAGCCTTGGAATATTTTTATCTACAAGCTCATAATCCACAGTTTTTAAAGTTTCCATACTATCCCCAAGTTGTACCCCTAAATTTATAATTCCCTCACTGTTCTGGTAGGTTTCTCCAATAAGCTTCCAGATATAGACAATGCTTGCTACATCCACATTGTCTACATAAGAAATAAGAGCTTTTTTTATCTTGTCTATATTCTGGGCTCTCCAATATTCCTTGCTTGCTGTAATATCTATTTTTACATACAAATCCTTTACAGTTGCCCTAGAAAACCCATATGTAATGTTTCCTATTTTTCTTCTTATATCTCCCCAAGTTCTTATCCCAGCTAGCTTATAATCTTGTATAACCTGGAACATATTTTCATCCGTTTCTCCTGTTACTATTATTTCGTAGCTGTGTGGTGGTCTTCCACCTGCATCATACTCGTCCGTTTCGTTTTCCAAGACTTGGCATCTGTCTACTGTACTGTTGTTTACAACATAGTTTCTAATTCCATCACAGCTAAAAGAGTTTATTCTATCTACTCTTTCCAAAAATCTTTGTCTTAATTCGCTGTCATTTTCGGCATCTTTTCCTCCTACTGCTGCCCCTGGATTAGTTATTTTAGTTATTCCAATCAAAACCTGTGTCATAACTGTTATTGTATTTTCTTCTGTATTCCCTATTTTACCTGCTTCCAATGCAATAACTTCTAATTCTTTCTTTTTACTTTGGTCTACTATTTCTGTTACAGTATTTAAAGTTACATATTTTTTTCCATCTTCTGTTTCTACTCCCCAGCCTGCTGGAATCTCTGTTCCTGCCTCTGCTTCTATTTCTATTTTTGCTGTAGCTTTTGTTGCTGCTCTCCATCTCATATTCAAATAACTCGTTATAATTCCTAGGTCTTGCCCTGTAGCTGTGTATATACTCCTGTTGTTGTATTGGGCTAATCCTTGTAAATCAGTATCATATTCCTCTGCTGCATCAAATTTCAATAGAGAGATTATTATATTACTATCTGTTACCCTTATATCTGGCTTTACAGTTTTAAATTCTGCTAATTTTCTTTTATATATGTCTGCAAGTGTAGGGACAACAAAGCCATCTTCTGTTATATATATCATTCTATTATCACCTCCTTGTCTTGTCCTTTTAGAACTATTTCTATTTTTAAATTACTATTATTTGTAAATTCTATATTTTTTATTCTATCCACTTCATATTTTTTTATTACTTTAGACACTTCATTAATAATCCGCCTGTTCTCTACCTTTCCTTGCAATACTCCAGTATTATTTTTATTTAGCCAAGGTACTCCAAAATTTGTATTTAAAAGCCATTGTTCCTTGTTTTGGCATAGTTCTACTCGTATTGCCTGCATTATGTCTTCATCTTCGCTCACAAGTCTACATTGTCCCATTTCGTCAAAAACTATTTCATTATCCTTATCTAGCTCTATGCTTGCTCCCATATTTCCCCCTATCCTGCTACTGTAGTTCTTCCTTGTCCTGCTGGATGTTGTGGTTTATCATAGCCGTGGTCATGTTCCAATAGGCTTATATCTCCAGCTTTCACATCTCCAGTTACAGATGTAATACCTTTTGTAGCTCCTATGCTTCCTGTAGTTGTTATATTTCCTGTCTGTGTAAAATTGCCTGTTTGGGTTATGTTTCCTTTTATTTCTAGATCACTTTCTATTACCATTTTATTAGCACCTGTTTTAAGAAAAATTTCTCCATTACCTTTTATAAGAATAATAGTACCTTTTCCCTCTATTACTATATCTTCTAAATAGCTACTATTATAATTTAAGCTGCTAGGTGTAATAGAGCCTTTTATATACGCTCCATTTAAACTAAATCTATCCCAACTAACTGGCTCCTTTTCTTTACCATCCAAGACATTATAATAATCTAATTCACTAAAACCAACCCAAACCAAATCTCCCACAATATAAGGATATCTTATCTTCCAACCACCAAAATTTTTAAAATCTAGCATTACATTTATTAAAGGTGGAACACTAACTATCTCCCTACAAAGTATTCTTTTAGGTAAAATTTGGACTGTACAATATCCTTTTATTAGGTCTAATTTTTCTATTCTTCCTGGCAAAGATGTATGTACTTCTTCTTTTAATTCATCAACAATATAGTCTAGTATTTCTTTCATCTCATTTTGCTCATTTTCCATTGTTTTTAACCACCTCTGCCACTGCATATACACTAAATTCCTCTAGTCCTTGGGCACTCCTTGTTAGCTCTACTACCCTATATGTTCCAGGGTAATATCTGCTATTTATCTCTAGAATAGCGTCTTCCACTATATCTGGTATCATTAATGTTTCTATTAGATACCTCTCTTTATTTGTTTTATCTTCTAGTTTTTCTATATTTATAAGTCCCTCTTCGGCTCCTATTCGAATTGCCTTCGAATATGCTTTAGATGGCTGTTTAAAATAAATTCTATTTTCATCTACATTTACCTTTGCTCCTGTATCTCTTCCTAATACCTCTATCACTTTACTAAGTCTATTAGAAAAAATTTTTCCTCCAGGATATGGATCATCTTTTGGCAAATCTAAAATTTCTATGTTATATGGGGTTATGCTGTTTAATGTTTTTAATATTTCGCTAGGTCTTATATTAGCTTTAAATTGTACATTAATAGCTGTATTAGTAAAAGCAACATTGCTGGGAGTCGCTATTATTCTAGTTACAAAGTCTTCCCCATCTCTGTAGGTATTTACTTTATCTACAATTCCATTAAAAGATACTTTATTATAGTTTTTATAACCATCTCTTACAGTACATAACAAGCCTTTTTTTAATTTCTCTTTGGTAGTTTCAGCTAGATTATAAAGAAAAATAACAGCCTGGTTAGTCTTGGTATCATTCGTTTTTGTTATTTCAAAGTCAATATCTAAATCATCGAATTTGAATAGCATTTCTCCAATTTTTACCTCTCTTACCTGCTGCCATAATTCATATTTCATTTTCCTCTCCTATTAAAAATAATTTATAATCTTTACTGAAATTTTCTGGTGTTATTTTATCTTTTTCTTCTGCAAATTCATTTACTTTTATAATTCTTAGCTGCTTTCCCCAGTCTGTTTTCCTTTTATTTATATTTAAATAATCTATGTTAGATACTAGCTTTGTATGTCCTAGTACTCTATCTCCTGTATTTTCTATTATTCCCATATACATATATCCATCAAATGTATTATAAAGAAAATCTAACTTAAAATTCTCTCCTGGAACATCTGCCTCTATGTGATTTGTTTTTAGCTCTTTTAAGTCTATTTCTATTATTTTCATTTAACTCCTCCTCTAAAAATATCTGTAAAGACTTTAAGAATAGTACTTCCTTGTTCTTTTTCTTTAGTAGTAGGTGCTTTTACTTCTGCTGTTTTTACTATCTTATCTCCACCACTTGTAGTCTTAGTACTTACTTTTTCTTCTATCTCTATTTCTGCTGTCTTTATTATTTTTAGTGAAATATCGTAAGTCAAGCCTGTTGCTTGTGTAGAGCTTTCTATCTCTTTAATATCTGTTATAATTACATGGTCGTAAAAATCACGTCCACTGTAATTAAACTCTGTATATTCCCCACTATTAGCAAGTTTTTTTAAATTAATTCTATTTGTAAGATACTCAAAAGAATTATCCACAACTGTTATATTAAGCAATAGACATTCAGCTCTCGAGCTGTCTGAAATATTAAACCCTTTCTCCACTCTTCTATTTGTACTAGATATCTTTGTAGTTTCACTTTTAGAAGATATTACCTCCAGTTCTATTCCCCCTAAAGTAGATTTGGCATGGAAAAAGTCTGGTAATATCTTTTCTCCTGCCTTCTTTAGTATGTCAGATATTCTAAACAATTAAATCTCCTCCCACTGTGTTTTTTAAAGCAGCAGCTAGTCCACTATTATTATTTTTCTTATTTACTCTAGTTATTGCATCTTCTAATTCTGCTTTACTTAAAGAACTTCCCTCTATTCTAGTTTCATTTTTTTGTTCAAATTTAAGGTTCAGATATGTTTCTTTCTTTTCAAAGTTATTTTTTAGCCCTGGATCTAAATTTAATGGTTGGAGCTTGGGAATTTCTATTTTCCCTATTTCTGGCTCTATTTTAAACTTATTTTCCCCTGTTGGTATTTGTTCTACTTCTTGTATAATTTTCTTATCTATATTAGTCTTAAATGGTGTAAGATTATAATTTACATCTTGCACCAATGGTTCTACTTTAGAAGTTTCTCCTAAATATTTTCTATAAACTTCCTGTTCTACAAAATCTTTTTCTTTAGGAATATTTATATATGGCTTTGTACTATTTAACAAAGGCTTATTATAGTCTATTCCATCTGCTCCTACTGGTACCTTTACTGGTAAAGATGTTACTCCTCTTTTTTCATCTATAAATTTTTTCAAATATTCATTATTATCACTTGCTCTGTTTTTAGCTTTATATATCCCTTTTTCTGCAAGACTGTAATCTCCTGTAATAACTCCTTTTCCCACTCCAGCTATTATTACAAGTCCATCTCCTATTAAGCCTATACTAGCTTGTAAATTTTGTAAAAATGCTGCTACCCAACCACCTTCATCAAAGGCTTTCCACAGTTCTTTAACATCTTTTTTAAATCCTTCAAAATTATAATCGTATTCCAAGTACTTCACCAATGAGTTAAAAGCATCTTCTGTTACAGACTTTTGCCCATTAAAAGCACCTATTATATCTAAAATAACTCCTACTGCTGCTGTAACAGGAAAAGTTGTTATAGCTAAAAATCCACCTATAAGTTTTATTGTAGTTTTCGCATCCTCTGGCATATCTGTAAAAGCTTTATATATCCCTTTGGCTGCCCCCATTGCTCCATCTTTAAGCATTTCTAAAGTGTCCAGTCCTGCCATTACAAATTTTTCTGCTCCATCTAGATTGTCTCCCAGAAAAGAAAACCATTCGTAACGAGACTTTCTTAATCTAAATCCTATATTTTCATATACATCTCCAATTCTATTTTGGACTTGTACTATTTTTCCTTCTGGAGTAGCAGCAAAAGCTTTATTCTGCTCTCCCACATTCATGGTTACAGCTTCTACAAGTGCTGCAACCTTTTGTTCTTGTGTTCCTGTTTTTATAAGCTGCTCTTGTCTAGCATTAAGAGTTATTCCTGCTTGTTTTAATTCTCCAGTTTGCCCCAAAAGTCCTTTTGCTAACATATTAGCAGCCTTTAAAGCATCTCCTCCAGTTGCACTAAGTCCTTTTTGCTGTACCATAATATCTTGCATAGCTGGCATTAATGCTTTTAAAGATTTTTCTGTAAGATTATAAGTTGCTAATTGTTGTGCTCCCGCTAGGGTTACTTCATCTCCTATCACTCCCAACCCTTGCAATTCAGAAGCATAAGCTTTTATATTCTCTATTTGTTCTTCTCTAAATCCTTGTCCCTTCATAGTAGAATATAACTTAGTTTCCTGTTCCATTTGGTATTGTGCTGCCTGAACAGATTTGTTATATTCTCCCATCAACTTAGTTATAGAAAAAATGCCAGCTCCCATTTTTAGAAAAGTAGAAGCAGAAAGGCTTTCTATTCCTAAAAAACCTTTTTTAGATTTATCTATTTCATTTTCTAGTTTTTTAAATCCGTCGCCCTTTAAGTAGCTCATTATGTCTACTGTTAGCTTTCTTACTGCTTCCATTTCTCTCACCTTTAATAATTTAATAATTTTTTCTATAACTAATTATTCTTTCTGCTGTACTTACAAGCTCCCTATAAGACATCTGCTCTGCCTTAGAGAAGTCTTTTAAAAATCCACCTACAAAGGAAATTAATTCCTCTATTGGATTGTTAAATCTTTCTATTTCAAAGTCTGCAATTTTTTTATCTAAACTATTACAAGTTACGAAAGATGTTTCTTATAGTAAGCAAATGCCCTATGTCACCGACTTGTTTAAAAATTTCTGCTCCCATTTCTGTTAGCTTAGAATATTTAAAAGTATTAACATCTTCTTTTACTTCTTTTATAAAAGTTTCTGTCACATATGCAGCATTACTCTCTCCATTTTCTCCAGAAATAGACATAAATAATCTTAAAGCTGTTCTTAAATCTTTTTTTCCATCTTTTACTAGAGAAAGTTCCATTCCTTCACAAGACACCTTTTCTGGTATATTAAGTATTTCTTCTAATGGTTTATTTATGCCTGCTGGATATTTTAAAATCTCCTGGCAATACTCTACCAAATCTTTTTTATTTCCAAACTTTCTTTCCAGATCCAATGTAAAGGACGCTGGCTGTTCCATAATTGTTACTTGTTTTCCATTTATTTCTACTACTTCTTTTCTCATGCTTTTATATTCCTCCTAATACTAGCGAAAATGTTGGTCTTAAGTTAATAGCTCTTATTGCATAATCTCTTGTTGCTGCATTTGTTCCTATATTTAGATCTGGTATTTTAGTAAAGTATGCTTTGCTAGATACACTTCCCACATCTCCATTAAAGTTCTTGTCGATATGGGCGAGTAAAAACTGTTCTCCACTATAAGCGGCTGTTTGTAATATCGCATTAAGTGGAGAGGTCTGTAATATTTTTACGGTTACAATAGCATTTCTGTTGTGGTTTTCACTAGTTGTTCCATCACCATCTGTTCCTGTTATTTCCGTTCTAAAGTCCTGCTCATACGCAACAGTTACTTTAGTATCTGCTCCATAATCTTTTAAAGCATATGGAACTCCTCCTATTGTAAGTACAATGTCATGTTTGGCGACATCATAATTATAATTGTTTGCCATTTATTTTCCCCCTTCTATACTGCAAAGTATATATCTCCATTTATCTCTGTAGTTCCATATCTATACTTAACCTCTATTTTAACTCCAGTTAAAGTACCATTTAAAATGTCGTTTTCTGGTATTTCTTCTAACGTTGGAAAAGTAATAACTGTTTTTCCTGCAATCAAAGCTCCACTGTTTTCATATTGTGTTGTTCTTGTTAAAATAGTAGTTTTTAAAGGGCTAAGGTCATCAAAGGAAGGCTTAGGAGTATTTATAAGATATGCTGTCATATCCTCCTCTAGTCTAAATTTTAAAGCATATAAACAATGTATAAAGTCGATTGGATCTCCTGTCGCTGTTCTTCCTTCTGCAAGAATTATTTGCCCTTTTGCTCTGGCAAAATAAGACCCTTTAGCCTTTTTGATAGTTGCTTGTTCTGCTCCACTTAACCCTCCATCTATTCCACCATTCATCACTTTGTTAGCTATAAGAATAGCTCCAGGACTTTGTGGTATAGCATACCCTGCTACAATGGCATCTGCTTCATTCTGGTTTTTAGAAACGATTATAGCTGTTCCCTGTGCTGTTATTCCTTCCATTTTACCTGTCAAACTAGAATTTATCTCTGTTTCTTTTGGTGGTGTCCAGAATAACATTTTTTGTCTAGCTGCTAATTCTTTAGACATTAAAGTTATTTTTTCTATTTCTATTTCATCTGTTATTGTTCCAAACCAATCATTCAAAGGACTATTAAATAAGTCTGCATAGTCTTCAGATCCAGCAGTCTGATTTTTACCAAAAATTAAAATTTGCTTTGCTCCTGCTGCAAAACAATCCCTAATCTTTGCATATAACAACTCTGTTGTTTCCAATCCTTTAACATCTTCTATTTTTGTTACTAGCTGCTCTTCTACATCTTTTTTAGTAGTAAAAGCACCTATTATATTTACAGTTGCCTGGTCTATGGCACTTGGTTTATGTGTATTAAGAAATACAATTACCTTTTCCGCCCCTTTAATTATCTCGGACATTTACTATCCCTCCTATTTTATAATTCACTTTTTTTATAAGTGGAATTTTTGTTATGCTAGATTCCTGCACCCTTACAGCTATATCCACTACATTTTTTTCTGTATAGCCAGCTGGAAGTGCTGTAGATATATCTATTATGCTTCCAACATTTTCTATTACATATTTAAAGCCATTTCTAGCTATCCACCAGCCTCGTCCCTGGATATGTTCAAAAAATTCCTGTACCTTTTGAATATGCTTCGAATCCCCTATGAATACAAAAGAAATGGTGTTTTTATATATATTTATCTGCTCATATACTCTGTTATTTTCTTCATCATATATTTTTTTATATTTTTCCACTATCTCTGTTGTAAGGGTTCTGCTCACACATCTTTCTTTTTCTAAATCACTTGCATTCATGTGTTGTAAATCTGTGCTAGGAAATACTTGTATTTCAGTAATTTCCTGTATCTTTTCTAAAAAGTCTACTTCTATATTTCTTCTATTCATCTGTTTTCTCCAGAGTAAATTCTTTAAAATCTGCACGCAGCCTTGGCAGCACTTCAGTTACCTTGTATTTTTCATTTTCTATAAGAATATAATCCCCATGTTTTAAGGGATATATCTTTAAAATTTTTCCACATAACTGTCCTGATATTCTTCCCCCATCTCCAATATCTGGATTATAAGTTCTTAAAGTTTTCTTATATAGAAACATAGGGTATTCTTCTTCTATTTCTCCCCCTTTTGGATTTCTAAGATCTCCCTTTATTTTCTTTATAACCTTATATTTTGCCATTTCTGCACTTGTTACAACTTCATTTAGTTTAAATTCCATATTACCACTCTATCCTGTATCTAATGCTAGTTAATAAAGCTTTTGTATCTATTAAAGGTTTATCAGAACCCTTTCTTTTTATTGTACTTTCTGCAAGTGCTGCAAACTCTCCAGTTTCTATTACAGCCTTTATTTTTTGCACCATATATTTTCCCAACTCATGTCCTAAAGCTTCTGCTGTTCCAGAACCTACCATTATTAAATCCACTCTCTTTTCATAAAGCTTTTTCAATTTTTCAATGTTAGCATCAAACCCTGTTCTAAAAAAAGGACGAGCTGGATAATTTACATCAAATTCATCTGCTCCAAATTCCATCCAAACTGCTACTTTTTCCACTTTTTCCCCTGTAGAATAGGTTTTATCTGGATCAATTTCCACAATAACTTTCATTCTCCCAAGTTTTTCCAATTCTTCTTTTATCTTATTAAATCCAAAGTCTTCATCCCTAAACATTAATAACTCTTCCTTTCAAACCTTTTTAATGTTTGTGCTGCCTGTGCATTACAAAAGTTTGCAAGTCCAGCTTTTTTACTTTTATCATATGCCACAGACATATCTCCAATAGACTTAGAAGTTATCCCATTAAGCATTTGTGCCTGTTCTTCCTCTTTCCCTGTTGCTATGCTGTATGCTTCCAGCATTTGTGCCATTTTAACTAAAAATGGTACTTCCTTTTCTCCCATACGAGGGAAGACTTTTTCGCCTTCCCCCTTAAATCTTACAGGGATTTGTTCTATTTTATCAAAGGCACGATATAAAGCTTTAGTTAAAATTGTATCTTCTATACCTTCTATATCATATCTAGTTGCAAGCCATTCCTTAGCCTCTTCTAATGTCACATATCCTATCATTATTTCTCCTCTATTTCAGGTTCCTTTATTTCTTTTATGTATGGAAGCTTTAATAATTCTTTAGCAATTACATTATTTTGTACATCTGCTATTCCTTCAGCAAAATTTATTTCTTGCCCTTTTATTAATATTGTTACATTTTTATATTTTGTATGTTCTAATTTCATTTATACCCCCAAATTTACTATTTTTCCTTGTTCGTGTATCCCTCTTACTTCTAATGTAAATTCTCCTAGTATCAATCCCTTTATATTGTCACCAGTTTTTCCCATATATTCATGGAACAAATCTCTATTTGATACAGGTCTTATCTCACAATTTTCATGGTTTACCAGCAAAATTTCATTATCTGGTAAATTCGGAGTCATAATCAAAGGAATTATTCCATAGCTTGTATAAACTTCTTTTACTACTGCTCCTAATGTAGAGCTAGTTTCTTCTTTAACAATGTATTTTTCTATCTCTTTGTTTAGATTAGATTGCTGTTTAGGTGGAATATAGAAAGCATAGTATCCATTTTGCAAGTCTGCTCCTACTAGATATACTTTTTTTAGTAAGGCTTCCAGTTTCTCCATTGTTATTTTTTCTCCTATACCATCTACTATCTGCCCTTTATCTAAAATAGTTCTTATTCCATCCATACCTCTGTTTTTTCCAGTAGCAAATTTTTTACCTGCTACCATTGCTTTTTCTACTTTACCAACTACTTTATCCATTTTTCTTATCATTTCCAAAGAATAAGGATCCAGTCCTCCACCACTTGGAACTGCTAAAGCTTGGGCTGTCCCAGAAATAGAAATTTCTTCCCTAACAATCTGTGTATAGTTTGTAAAGTTTTCCCCTGGCTTATAACTTGCTCCTAATAAGTCTGCTCCCTCTTCTATATTGTCATTTATAAAGTAAGCAGGTGTATTTATTAAGTGTGTAGCTGCTGTTGTTCCTAGTTCTCCTCTTTTTACTGTTAAAGTTTTATCTGCTATACTTTGTACTAGCATAACCTCTTCATCAATCCGCATATACGAATTTACTGGAAAAACTGTTGGATCTGCAACTGTTACACTTGTACCTGTTGTATCTGTAAGAGCTGCTGTTATAACTGTTTCTGTTCCCTCGCAGCTGTAGTCTACCCAAGAAGCTGTTGTAGAGCCTATTGGTTTTACTTTTCCCAATGCTATTAAATTTAAGTAAAATGGTGCTTTATTTGCATTTATGTATTTAAGTCCAGGACTTAATTCCTCTTTTAATCCTACTATTCTTTCTGTTGTTATCATGTCTGCCATTTTCTATCACTCCCTATTATTCTTTATTTAATTTTGCTAATTGTATTTCTAATGCTAAAAGTTTTGCCTTAGTTTCAGTAGATTTAGAAAGTTTAGATAATCTTTCTATTTCACTTTTAATCTTTTCTTTTTCTCCCTCTGGTTCTTTTCTTGCTGGTGGTGGCGGTGTTTGTTTAGGATCTGTTATAAATAAGTCTGGATATGTTGTTTTTAGTGTTGCTAGCTGCTCTTCTAGTCCTTCCAGTTTATTTTCTCCAAATGTTATCTTACCCATATCTAATTTACCTAAAAGAAGTTCTGAATATTTTACTCCTCCTAATGCCCCTGCTACTGCTACTTTTTTATATTTTTCTGTTTCTGTAGCAAGCATTATAGGTTTATCTAAAAGTTCTTCTACCTTTTCTGTTACCCCTAGTTTTTCTCCTAGGTAGCTTGTTACTGCTGTTCTTGTAAGTTTAGTTTTAAATTCTGTGTTAGTTTCTATAAACTTATTTACTCCCTCTTCTGTTAGCTTTGCAGGCTCTGTTGCTGGAATAAGGTTGTTTGCTGTAAGTTCCTGTATCCCTTCTGCTGTTTTTAGATATTCTATATCTTCTGGTTTTAATGGCATTACTTTTTCCTCCCTTTATTTGTAATAGGCTCTGCCCAGCAACGACATCCGTAGTCTTGCCCTGGAAGCAGCCCATCACTTATCTTGTACTTTTTTCCATTTCTCTCCAAATGGCTTTCTCTAGTTTTTCCATCCTGCATAGAACGCCATATATACTCTTCTATGTCATTTTCTAGCCATAAGTCTTTCAAATTCGTTGCCTGTAAATTTCCTGTTTCATTCCTTGCCCAAAGCTCATTTCTTCTGTTAATCCAGCTTTTTAAAGCAGATAAGCTTTGCTGGTCTGGTACAATTCCTTTTTCTAAATCTTCTAGTAACATTTTTATTTTTAAGTTAGGATTAGGTATTTTTTTTACTTCTAATATAAGCTTTTTTAAATCTCCTTTTCCTATATTTCCTACCTGTAATTTATTAAAACGATATCCCACAGACTTATTAAGAATGTTATATGTTTTTATTACTTCTTTTTCTCTGTTCTTTAATAGCTGCTCTGGTATTATTTCTTCTAATTTTTGTAATAACAGATAGTTTTTTCTTATCCATTCCTTTGCTCCTGTTAGATCACTCCTTGCCAGTTCTTCTTTGCTCAAAGTTTTCCAGCTATCAAAAGTTTGGGTTGCCTGCTCTATTGCAACTTTTTTTATTTTTTCTAAAAATTCTTTTTTATCTTTATTACTAAGCTTTACCCACCCCTCTTCCCCTAACTTCTCCTTATACTTTTTTAAAAGCTTATCTGTATAGAATTTAAAAATTTTTCTTAATTTTTTTTCTATTTCTTTTGGATACATTACTCATCCGCCTCGTTTAGCTTAAATTCTGCAATTAGGTTATCTACCTGTTCTTGTATAGATTTATCTAACTTATCATCTAAGTCTATTTGTCTAAGTCTTTCTAACAGCTCTAATAATTTTGTTCTATATGCTAAATCTGTCTTTATTCTTTTTACTTCTTCCTCTGTTGTTATTTCTGTAAGGTTTATATAATCCACCGCTGCTTCTAAGCTCATCATACCTGCCATTATAGCTGTATTTGCAATATTTACTTTTTCTGTAGCAGACAGACTTATTATTTCCTTACATTGTAAAGTAAAATCTAGTTCTTCTTCTTTTCCTAAATAAGCATACCCCCACTTTACAATCTTTTCGTATGCTCTTATTATTTTATTTCTTTTTGTTTCCACTGCTGCCAGTGTTCTTTCCATACTTCTTATTTTACTTTCCCCACTTGCAGCACCATTTTTATCTATACCAAATGCTTGTTCGTTCGTCCCAGTCGCCTGGTATATCTGGTACAAATAGTTATCTCTTTGGATTTTCCATTCTGCTGTTTTTGTTTCCAAGGCTACTTGCTTAAGTTCCTTATCTCCCTCTCCTATTATTGCTGTTCTATCTTTTATGTTAATATAATAGTCCCCAGTTTCTGGATCAGTTTCCACTAAGCTTTCTGGCACTTGTAAAAGTGGATTTGCCACTTTATCAAAGGCTTGACTTGTCAAGGTGTCTCCAATTAATAGTTCTCTATTTATAACTACTAAATCTAATAAATAGTCTGTTTGCCTGCTTATATTATCTACCTCTGCCACTTGCCAGCCTTTGTAGTTATCTACATAACCTTTTCCATTTGCTTGCATTCCATAACTTTCTAGGTTTTCTGGATATTGTATTTCTTCTACTACATCTTTATTAATAGTAAAAAGTCTATATTCTGTCTTATCTTCTCTATATATTTCACATTTAAGTGTGCTATTTTTAGAATCTTCTTCGAAAAATACATATGCTTCTGCCATATCTGGATTTAGAAGATTAGGAATTTTAAAATAATTTACAGGTGGAACAATAAAGAAGCTTAATTTATCTTTTATCATAGTTCCCCTAATAAGTAGTCTTCCAGCATAGCTTTGTATTGCTATTGCTTCAGATAACTCATCTTGAAAATCTATTAGTTCTAAAAAATCCCTTTTATCTTCATCAATTCCTAGTGTAGGTGGCTTATTTGCTGCTAACTCTACAAATAACTTTGTTACAGCTCCTAAAATATTATTTCCAACTATCAAATTGTCAAATTTTTTACTCTTCCATTTTATTTTATTTCCATCTAAGAAAAATTCTCTATAATTGTTTCTGTCATCCAACAGTCCCATATATTCTAGTTTCACTCTTCTTAAAACATCTTTATAGAATACATCTATGCTTTTACCCTCATAAAGTTTTTTATTTGTTTCATAGTTTATATAGATGTCGCTCTTTTTCAGCTCTTTTAATCCTGTTATTATTCCTTCCATTTTCCCACCTTGTAAAATTAATTTTAAAGCCTTTTTCTTTCTACTCAACTATTTAATCATAAAAACATTTATTTTATGTTTCGAAGGCTTGTCGAAGGCTCTTAGATATGTTTATATTCCTTTTGGTCTTTCTATTTTATTGTTTTTTCCTTTTCTATATCTTTTCATATCCATTTCCATTGCATAACGTGTTGCATCTATGGTATGGTTATTTTTGTCTTCCAGCCTTGGTAGAGCTTCTCCCCATCTATCTGTTGCATAGTCTATTTGCTCAAACTCTCGTGCTATGTTAGGGGTTCTCTGTGGATCTATTATAATTGTTATTTCCCCCAACCACTTTTCTCCATATTCTACAGAACCTTTTCCTTTTTTAGCAGATACTGCTTTAACTCCATAACTTCGCATTTCAGCTACACTTTTTGGTTCTGCACTATCACATATAACAGATTCTCTATATCTTTTTTTATTTATATAAGCTGCTACCTGTTTATTACTTTTCTGGATACCATAAAATTCATCTGCTGCATATAGTGTCTGCCTTGTAGAATCCCAGTGCCATCTTACAAAAGCAACTGGATCTACTCCATAACCCCAGTCAAGTCCATTTCTAAAATTATCAAAACCTTTAACTTCTTGATCTGTTATTTTCCTTAAAATGAGATTAAGGAAAGGAACAATTCCCTGTCCTACTGGTTCTCCTAAAAATTCCCATCTATATGTTGTAAAATCTTTTTGTTTAGTTGCTTCTGCATCTTCTTTAAATTCTGTAGAGATATATGGATTGTCTAAATAAGTTGAATGGTGTACAAATGTGTTTTGAGGCTTTGTTGAAAAACTGTACTTTTGATTTACCCAGTGTTGTTTCTCTCTAGGTGGATTGTAAGAAAAGAATCCCCTGTATTTTAATTTTTTTACTTTTTTTTCTCCAAGCATATTAGTATATTCATATTCTTTTAGATTTTCTCTAAGTATAGACTTTATAGCTATTTCTACTTCCTGTTCATTTTTAAATTCTGCCAACTCTTCAAACCACCATGCAGCGATTGGAAAATTAGCTGTAACAATAGATTTTGTTTTTTCTGCTTTATCTAACCCTCTAAAAATAAATTGGTTTCCTCTTTCTTTATAAATTATTTCCAAAGGAGAGGTTTTAAAAATAAAAAATTCTTCTATTCCTAAAAGCTGTATTGCTTTTTTAATTTGCTCATATACAGATGTCTCCAGATTATCTTTTATCTTTCTAAAACAAACTATATTGATTGGTTCACTTATAAGTGTAAGAACTAACATAAGAGCTATATGTGTAGACTTGGCAGAACCTCTTCCACCTTTTAAGACATATCTAAGATAATCAAAAGCCTTCCATGCTAGCCATACTTCCCAAAAATTAGGAGTTATTATCTCCGATAGATTCTTTTTCTCCCTGTTTAACAAGGTATTTATATTCGATATCATCTATCAGTAGCACCCCCCAGCTTTTATCTATATCTCCTTCTAGTAGTAAGTTTGCTTTTTCTCTTGTAGATTTAGCTCCCATTTTTTCTAATATGGTTGCTACCTTACATAAAGAATCTGCTGTCTTAGAATCTAAAAGTTTCTTAGGATCTTGCATTAATTCTATTAAAAGTTTCTTATGGCTTTCATTTATCATATCCACCATATCATCTGTACTAAATTCTGCCAGTTTCTTGCTCTCTTCAAATCCAAGAGTTTCATCATTCAGCCATCTATATACTTTAGATTTGGATATCCCAGTTAGTTTAATTATTTCTCCAGCTTTCTTTCCCTCTATATATAATTTTTTTACTTTCTGTTGTTCTAAAGTCAACCCAATTTTTTCCCCTCCCTCTTTTCTGTACATAGCAATCATAGCAGAAAAAAAAAATTCTGTTTGGGATGCTTGGGATATTTTGGAAAAGTCCAAAAAATACAATAAAAAAAAGAAGGTATATTTCAACCTTCTTTCTCCTTAAGCTTATTTCTTATTCTCTTTATAAAACTTAAATATCTCTAAAAGACATTTAGAAGTTGTTTTATACTCCTTTTTAGCAAGCTCTAAAACACTTTCTATAAGCTCTGCCTCTTCTGGAGTATACTTATATCCTAGTTTTGTTTCTGTTTTATTTTTTATTTTTGGATTTTTTATTTCTGGAGTATATCCTTTAGGTCTTCCCATTATCTCACCTCCAAAATTTATATACTATTGCTAGGATTAAAATAACTACAGACAATATTTTTTTATATATATTATCTGTTTTATAACCAATATAACTACAAATTAATATGGCTAAGACTAATACTGTATTTGACATATTCTTGTGAAAAGGATATAATATATTTAGAGGAGAGGGGATTGCTCCCCTCTGTGAGAACTTAGAAAAATAGTTCTCTGATAAGATATACTAGAGTAAGTATTAGGACTGCGAACTCTAGTATTTTTTTTATCCTCTCCACTTTTTCACCTCCTTTTTATAATTTATTATACCATTTCCTTTATAATAAGTCAAGACTTATTATAAAATTATTTCTTTATTTTTAATTGAAAATACTATATAATTTCTGTATCAAATATAAAAATTAAAGGGGATAATTTTATGAAAAAAATATTTGTTTTATTTTTATTTATCTGTAGCAGTTTTACTTTTGCCAAGTATGAAGATTTATATAAAGTTATTGTAAAAGAAGAAAATAATAACCTCCAGTTCATTATTGAAAAATATAATTCAAAATATACAATTACAAATTTTTCAAATGAGAATGATGCTAAAAAGTATTTTGAAGATATCCCTTTAGCATTCAAAGATATAGATATAACTATTACAGATATTTATGAACATAAAATATTACGTCATACTGGACATTTTACAGCAAGAGCTGTAAGAACCGATAATCAGACTAAAAAAGGATTTATAGGAGTTTTTTGGTTCAACAACTCTGTAAGAATAATTTCATTTTCTAATTACGAAGAAGCTAAAAACTTAAGCAAATATCTAGATGTAAATAAATTTTTTTCCTCTTTTAATGAAAATTATCTTACGCAAAAATTAATACAGGAAGCTCTTGTTGATAGCCTTTAAATAATAAAAGTGGTCTTAGAATAAACTTCTTTGACCACTTTCTTTTTTTTCCTGATATATGCTTTTAAATGTTGTATTCTCTTCAAATAGCTCTATACTTTCTTTATCAATTTGCCAGCTTCCCTTACTCTTCCCATTTCCTCTGCTGTATCTTCCTCCTAGTCTGCCATCTTTACACATATTATATACAGTTTCTAGGCTAACATTTAATCTTTTAGCTGCTTGCCCTGCACTAAGCCAAATAGTTTTCATTTAACCACCTCAAAAAAGTTCTACTGTATATAATACCATTAATTCCAGAAAAATCTTATAATAAAAAAACCAGCCCCTTTTAAAATAAGGACTGGCTCTTGTATAATTTTTTTAACTCTTTAGCTTTGCTAGAATAATCTTTATAAAATGTTGTCTTGGATATTTGCAACTTTGTAAATAATTCCTTATTTTTTAGTTTGTAATTATTTTTTATTATTTCTTCTAAAAGCTTTAATTTTTCTTCTTTTTCTTTCTTACATTTAGAATATACAGAACTTTTCCTTTGTCTTCTATTCTTTAGTTTTTTTATTAAGCTTTTCTGTTCTACTGATATTATAGACAGCAAATATTTTCTTTCTTCCTCATTTATATTTACTCTCATCTTTTGCCCTCTTCCTCATTTTACTTATTCCACTATGCTTTAAAAAATTTATAGCACTTACAGTTTTTTTATGTAATTCTGCAAGTTCTTTCTCTGTATAATCTTCAAAATAAAGTTTTTTTATCACAGTCTTTTCTTGTTTGGTACATGTTTTTTGCATTAAATATTCCAGGTATTCTCTATCAATACGTCGTTCTACTTCTTTTATCCCAGCATTTGTACCTAACAAATCCCAGTTTCTCTTATTTTGTAGGCTCACTTTATCATATCTTGCTCTTTCCAGTCCTTTTAAAGTACTTTCAGAAATATTTAGTTTTTTTAAAATTTCTTTTTTGAGGAGTAAAGGATTACTTTTTATAAGTTTTTCGTACTTTTTTCTTGTTTCTATAAAAGCTGTATTTCCATCATACAGCTGTAAATCTCTTGTCCTACTTATCTTTTGCTTCATCCAAAGATAACAGTAAGTAGAAAATTTTGTTCCATTATTTTTATAGTTTTTTATTCCCTCTACAACTCCAAATGTAGCAGCTTGAAAACAGTCTTCACTTCCATTACCATATTTATTATTTAGATGGGTTATATACTTTAAGTAGCCTTCTATTATTTTATTTCTAGCTTCTATATCTCCTTTTTGTGCGAGGGGCAGAAGTTGTTGGACTTCTGCCTCTGTTATTGCAGGATATTCTTTATATAAGTTTCTAGTTTTCATACTTATCTTTCCTTGTATAGCTTTTTATATAGTATTTTATTTTCTTTCTTTTAAAAAGAAATTGCAATAACTTTTTCAACATCATTTTCCCTCCCAAGTATCTACAAATTTAGTAATTAAATATAAAACTATTCCAGCTACTGCAATCCCTATAAATACCCCCACTGCTATAATCATTACTATTTCTTTCATATGTTATCTCCTGTCACTTCTAAAAAAATCACATACTTTCCATCTTTTCTATCTGCTGCAAAACATGGTTGTAATTCAGGAACACTACAATTTTCTCTTACAAAAGCACACCCATCACATTCTTTAGTTTCACTTTCAATTGTCTTGTATTTTTTCCCATTAAATTCAAATACTTTATTAATTTCTAGGTTCATTATTCTCTCACCTCTTCCTAATCTTCCCAACCATAATGTAAATCATAATTATCTTCGTCTATCCCATTATCTAAATTTATTTTTTTTCCTTGTAAAAAGATATTAGTTAATAGCCCATCAAAAGTAGTTTCAGCAAATATAATTTCTTCCATATCTTTATCTTTTATTTTCAAACTAGATATTCTTTTTTCTTTTTTATCCATATAAATACGATACTTACAATCATAATTTTCCTTATCTTCTTCAAAATCTATATAAATAAATATTAAATTGCTATATCCAGATTCACTTATATGTAAAGAAATTTCTCCCTCACCTTCTTCACCAGATTCTTTTTTTAACATTTCTATTAATTCAGACAAATTGTATTCTTCTTCTAAATTTCCCATTATTAACTGTTTTGTTAATTTTTGCATATTTTCTTCACTCAATTTTTTAATATTCTGTTTAACTATGTCTTTTAGAGCGTTTCCAATTAAACAATTATATTGTGGAATATTTATTTTTTTCAAATTAACAGCTAAGCTATCACTTAATTCTTTTTTTAAAGCCTCCCCAAAATCAGAGTATCTACTTCCATAAACTTCACCAACTGATATTTCTATTGTCTTTTCAATACTAGTTTTTAATTTTTCTTCTAATATTTTTTCAAAATCAACTTCATTCAATACTTTTAAAACCACTTCATTTATTTTTAACATTCTTCATCCTCCTTGATAGCCTGTATGAATTTTTATTTTTTAAATAAATCATCTAAAATTTTATTAACTTCATCTCTGTAGATTAAAAAAAATATTACCAATAGTAGCATGTTCATCTTATTAAAATATCCTCCTATTATCCTTTCAACCTCTATACTCTTCTTTAAATCTTCTAACAAAGCTTTCAAATTCTCTATTTTTTCTAAGCTTTGCTACTTTTTCATTACAAGCCCCTTCTGTTCTTCCTAAGCATAAAGCTATATCTTTGCATTTCATTTCCTCATACATTCCACACAAGTAAAGGCTTGTAACGCTTATGATGAAGAGCTGGTGTATATATCAAACGACCATTAGATTTTGTGTAAATATGTCCATCTTTTATATATCTTTCTACCATAGCTCCTCCAAACATTAAATATCATATATTTTAAAATTACTTCCATACCACTTAATTCGGTTTCCTCTTATCATCTGTTTTTCACCTTATTTTTCCACTCAATAATTTTATCAAGTCCATTTATAACATTTTGTGCTTGTACTACTGTTAATCTTACAAGTGGGATATCATAACCCACTTGTTTCATTATAAAATCTTTTAATTTCTCGTCAGCAGCTTCTCCCCAAAGAAATTTAATTTTTTTCTGTATATTCTTTTTCTGGTTAAAAGTAAGGTATTTACTTTTAAATCCCAAATTCTTATATATCTCCATTAGCCTTTCAAATTGTGGAATTGTTAAGTCTTTACTACTTATAACATTAAAGTTAGTCTTTAACATTATTCTGTAGTTTTCATCTGGTATTTTTAGCTCTCCATTAATTACATGGATTAGTCCAATCCTGCTTCTATCTATCTTTTCATATGTCATTTTTTTCACTCTCCAGGCTTGCACTAGAAATGCTCAGTGGAATATATATCTTTTCTCCTTTATCATTTTTATAATAAGCTTCTATAAATTCACTGCTCTTCTGTGGAGTGTATGCCTGCTCTATAATTTTTACTCCATCTATAAACTCTTCATCCTTTACCTCTAGAGCTAGTTTTTTAAGCTCTAACACCCTATTGGCTCTTAAATTTCCTTTTTTATCTTTTTTTAATAGAAGTTCTAGCATTCTTTCTATCTCTATTTTTCTATCTCCTAGAGCAAGGCTTTTTATATAGCCTTTTACTTTTTCAATCCCTGTATGTACAGTATCGTCAAAGTCATCAACTACTCTATGCCCTATTTTTATAGTTAATCCTTCATCTGTTGTAAAGGTATGTGTTTGCTGGTTTTCTTTTATTCCATAAAGTTCAGCTTTCATTTCCAAGATAGTTGCAAAGTCTTCGAATACACTTTTTTTAGTCTTCATTAACAGTTCGGAAATCTTTTTTATTTCCTCAAAATTTTTCACAACTGTTTCTTTTACCAACTCTTTATATTCGTTTCTTTTTTTTGTTACTTCGTTTTCTTCTTCCTGTAGTGCTGCTAACATAGCTTTTTTTTCTTCTGCTGTCATGTCCTTTATATTTACCATTCTCATTCTCCTTTATTATTTTTTGCTTAGTAACATATGCTCAGTAACATATATTCAATTATTTTTTTAGCATTTCATTTAAACTCTTTATTTTTAAAACTATATCTCTGTTTAGCAGTTTATATCTTTTTTCATATAAAGCTGCACTTTGCTCATTAACATTTGCAATAATCTTTTTTACTAAGTTTTTTCTAGTTAAAACCAAGTTCGCTAATTCACATAATTCTCTATTATATCTTTCTGGATCCTTTATATTTAGCTCTGTTACCAGAGCTTCTTTCATTGCTATTATTTTTCTATTCATTTTTTCCTCCTATGCTACAGCCATCATAGTAACAACAGCTTTAATATAATCTAATGTTAAAAGTCCATTTGTTTTTTCTAAATTTTCTGGGTAGTTAGCTATTACAGTTGCCATACTAAGCAGATTAGATAATTGTCTTGCACTTCCCCTAACTACTTTATTTATATATTCAATCATTGCAGTAAGTTTTTTTTCATCATATAAAGCCTCATCATTTCCTAAGAATTTTTTGGTTATTAGGCTTATGTCCGCTATACTTAAATCTTGTAACATCATCCATATAACTGCCCTACTATATAGGTATTCATATGCTCCTTGCTGGGTCATCAATTTATGTTTCAACTTTTCTGTTCCTGCTATAACTAATCCCACTCCAGTTTGGTCTGCGATACTTCTTATTGCATCTATTACTTTTGCTGTAAGGTTTTCCCCTTCATCCACAATTATTATTGTTTCAGTAAATAACAGTTTATTCTTAATATTTTCTCTAATTACAGACATATTACCTGTATTAGAAAGTTTTAAAACAGTAGCTATTTTTCTTATCATTGTACTGATTGTATCCGAATTTTCCGCAGTTATGAAGACTATCTTCGCTTCGTATTCCTTCGCATATTCTTGTAGTGCCTTAGTTTTTCCTATTCCTGCTCTTCCTATTATGTAAGCAATTTTTGCACTCTCTAAAAGTTCTTCTCTTACATTACTACTTACATATTTTTTTATTAAGTCTATACTATAGTAGATTTTCTTTTTCACTTCTGTATCTGCTATAAAGTTTATTCTTTTCATTCTTTCCTCATGTCTAGAAAGAAAAGCTTTTATCTTAAGATAAATTGTTTCAGTTTCTCCATTATATTTTCCAGATCTTATTTCACTCAAAGTACTAGTTCCTATTCCCATTGCTTTCGCTATCTTAGAATAACTCATTCCTCGCTCTTCGGAAAATTGTTCTAAAGTTACTATTAATTCATGTTTCATTTTTTCCTCCTAATCATCTATTATAATTTCCATACCATCAGCTATTTTTATAGTCTTTTTTTCTTTTTTTGTTTCTTTAAATACAAGTGGCTTTATTTCTTCTTTTTCTAATTTCTCTCTTCTTTCAAAAGAAAATTCTATCATTCCATCTACTTCTCTTTTTTGGTTTCTAGCCTCAATAAGATTATTTTCAAGCTTCTTAACTTTCTTAGCTATTTTTTTAAATTCTTTAATATCATCTATATCATTAAATGCTGCCTTGTTTAGTCTTTCTGCTTTACATAAAAATTCTCCACTGCTCAAATAAACATAAATATATTCTAAATTATGTGGATCATATTTAATTTTTACTTTTTCTTTTAAATGGAAGTATAAATGCTCATTTCTATAAGTGTTTCCTAGATGTGTTACTCCATTTTGTTGGATTGTTTTTATATCTTCATATAAGAATAGCAGCCTTAATTGCTCTGGTGTCAGCATTTCTCTTTTTTCTGCTGGTAGTTCTTTGTTAAACACTTCTAAAGGCGTCATATTGTTCATGCTGTCTCCTCTGTGTGCTTTCTTTTTTGCTAGCCTTCTTATAACATGGTACATATGGTTTTTATATTCTATCCAATTCTCTATATACTCTTTAAGTTCTTCATACTCCAGTATTTTTTCTCTTAATACTTTACCTTTCATTATGTCCTTTAAAGATTCTTTTCTTTCTAGAATATGTCCACCTTTATATGTTAAACTACTTTTTGTAAAGCTTTCTTTAAAATCCACAAACCATCTTTCTATTGGCTTCGCCTGCGCATTTTTAACAATAGCATGTCTTGCTTTTATTCCTAATGCAGCATATATACCATCTAAGCCATCATCTACATTTTTAGTACCTTTTAAAACTCTACCTTTATAAGCCTTTCCATTATCTGTATATACTTCTTTTGGTTTTCCATATTTCTCTATTCCATTTTTTAGAGCTATTGCTATACTCTCTGCTGTTTCTCCCCAACTTAGTGTCCAGCCTGTTATCATTCTGCTTCTCATGTCCATCCATATTACAAGTTTAGGTGTAGCTGGTTTTCGCTCTCCTCTAGAATTCTTTTCATAGGGATGGAAACAAGACATTTCAAGGTCGTGTCCATCACTTACCCAAAGCTCATTAACATCAAGAGTACTGTAGTCTCTTTCTATATAGAAGTCATGTGTGTCTCTAAATTCTTTTTTACCCATTCGTCCTCTGTCTTTTTCAATGGAATTTAAATCTTGCTTTAAATAGTTTCTTAAAGTACCATAACTTATAGCTTCTGCTCCATACTTTAATACTATTCTTTCATATACATACATCATTTTAGGCTTATTTTTACTTAAATATAGACTTTTAACATCTTCTAAAACTTCTTTATCTACATTCCTTAAACCTCTGTTTGTTCCATGTTTAGAACAGAGTGCTAAAGGATCAGAAGGGTTTTTCGAATAAGACATAAACCATCTTCGAAGTGTTGGAACAGATATTCTTTTTAATACTTCCATCTGTTTAGGGTAATCTATAAAGGCTCTATCTACAAATTCTTTAATTACTATTTCCTTTAGTTCCCCTCTTTCTTCGTAAGCCTCATCCAACTTCAAGCAAAGCATATATCTTGCCCATGCTACTCGCTGGTTCCACTCTGGCAACTCATCTACAGCCTTAACTTCTTTTTTTACTACTGTCAAAGTTCTTGTAGTATTGTTTTCAGTCTCTGGAGATATATCTAGACACTTTTCTACATCAGATGCCAGGTAATAATTTTTTGTTGTGCCATTTTCTGCAACTTTCACTACCTGCCAGTTATGCTCTTTTGCCATTCGCATTACCTGGTATCTGCTCTTATTTAATTTTTGCTCTAAATCTTTTACAGTGTAGTTCATTGCTACTCCTATCAACAGAATAATTTTTCATCAAGTAGCTTCTCTAGCTTCATTTCTAATTCTCTGTCTCTATTAATATTCTCTCCTCTTATTGTTCTATATATTTTATTTCTATTCACTTTCAGTTCTGCTTCAAGTGCTGTTATTTTTATGCCTTTTTTTAATAAAATCTTTTGAAATTTCTTAAATTCTTTATCTCTGTTTAGTATTGTTTTTGGTGTATTCTTTATAAGCTTTTCTACAGCTGCTTCTTTATCTTGCAGTTCCCCTGTTACAAGCTTTCTTAACTCATGTACTGTTAGCCCCAGCTCTTTTTTTAATACATTAAAACTTATTTCAGCATCTACCATTTTTGCTCTTAATTCAGTCGCTCTCAGAAGATTTTCTTTATACTCAAGGACTTTTTTTTCTATACCTTGCATTTTAATATCTCCTTTTCTATTTTTATTATCATTCTTTTATATGTCTCTCTTCCCTCACTGCCTTCTAATGCTAATAATAATCCCTTTAAGAATTCTATCTTAGACATATGCCCTCCCAATATGTTATAATTGTAATAAGCTTTTTACAAAGCCCACAGGCTAGAGATAAGTGCTTGAACGTCCAATTCTTTGCTTATCTCTTTGCCTTAGTCAAAATTATATCCTAACCTTTTAAGATATTGTTTTATACTCTGCTTACTTTTATTTCTTAAATACTCTTGTACCTTTTCTGTCTCTCCTCTTTTCCACATTTCCAATGCTATTCCATATCGCATTTCGTTAATGCCATATTTAATACCAAAAAGTTCGGTAGTTTTCTCTCTAAACTTCTTTTTTATTACACTTCCATGCAACCCTATTTTTTTACTAGATAGAAAAATCTCTTCTTTAAGTCTATATTTTTCTATATAATTATACATATCTCTTGCAAGTTCAGTTGTAATGTTATATTTTCTATTCTTTGCCTCTATAATCCATTTATTATTATTATCTATACACTTTAAATCTTTTACTTTTATATCTTTTATTTCATCAGATTTTATCCCTGTTTCATTCATAAGTATATAAATAAGCCTCTCTCTAGGTTTACTTAAAGCTATTAATGTTTCTATTTCTTTTATAGACATTATTTTGTTATTATATTCTCGCTTGTACTTGTAAATATTTTCGGTTATATCTAATCCTAGTATCTCTTCAAAGAAGAGCTCCAAAGCATTCAGTTTTATCAAAATTGTATTCTTACTTAATTTCTCTGCCTGCTTATCAAGATACCTTATTACATCTTCTTTTCTTATTCTTATTATTTCCTTATCTGTATATTCTAAAAATTCTTTTACTGTACTTATATATATTCTGCATGTGCTTTCACTATATCCTCTATATATCAGCTCTCCTTTTAGTGTTAAGATATCTATAAAAAATTTATCTTCTTTCATTCATCTTCTCCCAAAGCTTTTAAAAAATCTTCCATTCCTTTAGTTACAAAAGTCATATCTTTTTTTAAACTCTTTACATCAGTTTCCAAATTTTCAAATCTTCTAAATTTTTCTTCCAGTCTTTTTAGTAAAGATATTATTTTTTCCGCACTTTCATCTAAATTTTCTAATTTGTCTTGACGTTTCTCAAAGATAGATGTTATTTCATTAAATTTCTCTTCCATCAAACTCCATCTATCTGCTGGAAGCTTTGGTATCATTTCGCCTTTCCTTACAGATTTTAAAATAGTACTGGCAAATCTTCTAAATTCCCTTGCTCTTGGAGTAGAAGCTAAAAAAGTTACTTCATAAATCCCAGATTCTGTAAAGAACCTTTTTTCTCTCATTTTAGTTACTCCACCTTCTAGATTAGGAACTTTTTTCTTATAGCTGTATTCTTTCTCTAAAAGTTCTGGGTGTGCTGCTAAAAGTTCTTTTAATCTAATTTCATTTTTAAATCCAGCAGCTTTTCTTAATTGTTCCATATCCATTACAACTTCAGTAATATCTAAAAAAAAATTTATTTTTTCTTTTTCAAATTCTGTTGCTAATAATAATTCCATTATGTACTCCTTTCTTTATTTATAGTACTTTACAGAGTAGTTACCAAACTCTTCGCCTGTACTTGTTTTTTCTCCTTACTCTTTTATTTCTCTTTCTTCACCTATAAAAGTTTCTAATTCCTTTTCTATTTTTAGCAATTCTTTTTCTCTATTATTCAATATCATTTTTACTTCTTCTTTTGTTAAAAATGTTATTGGTAAATTGTTTTTCCATCCATTATAATTTCTAAAACCTAAACCTTGGAATAATGAAAAATTTGTTTTCTCAGCACTAAGCCCTACATTTAATCGGTTTATTTCCTCATTTATTCTCTCCCATTCCTTCATCAATTCTCTTACTTTTAATACTTTTTCATTTTTCATAATTAGCTCCTTTTTATTTATTTGATTTTTTCTTTTTAAAATTATATACTTAACTTTAAGGAGGTGTTTTTGTGAATAAAAAATATAAACTTAAAGAACAAGAACATATTTTTAATGAATTGCTTAATATTATAAATACACATTTAAAAAATGATGATCTGTATCTCTTATTTTCTACTGCTTCAGGCTTAATAAAAGGAAAATGGTATCCATATAATTCTTTTGTTAATCCAGAATCTGAAATCTGGGCTCATGATTTTAAAGAAAATCAAGAACTTCTTATAGATAAATGTTTATATGAAGCAGTTGTTGAAAAAATTTTTGCTGAAAAAAATAAATCTTATGGTGAATTAACTTTACCTGACATCACATATAAAGATGTGTTGTGTTTAAAAGAAGTTACTATATATTCAGATAATAAAGAAGTTAAATTGCCATCATTTCTTTTATTTACTCCTAATATAATTGGTTTTTCTTTAGTTGATAAAACATTTAAACCTTAATATTTATAAAAATGTATCAAATCTATTTTTAACAATTCCAACAAAATATCTACTTCTTCCATGAAAAGCTGTTCAGGATGCTTAAAGATTTCTTCTCTGATTTCTCCTGACAGCTTTTTTAAATACTCTAATCTTTCCTTAGTTGTAAATACTTGTATTCCACTTTTAGAGGTTATTCTATATTCTTTCACTGAATTTCTCCTTTCATTTTTATGGTACTTTACAGAGTAGTTACCAAACTCCATTCTTGTATTTTGTTCAACGTTTTTTTGTTCATACTTTTTTAAAAAATAAAGATACTTTTTAGTTTATAAAAAATTCTATCCAAATTCTTTAATTTTACTAATTGTATCCATATTTCAAAAATGGTATAATAAATGTGGTCTATTGTATTTATCATTTTTAAAAGTTATACATAACGTTTACTTAAATTAAGTTTACAACGTTTTGTCTATCTTGTCAATATTTTTTTTATGGAGGTAACAAAATGTCTAATATCACTGAGTTGATAGCCAAAAATATTACAAAACTACGAACCGAAAAAAAATTTACTCAAAAAAAATTAGCTGAGAAAATAGGATTAAGTAAAGGTGCTATTACAAATTATGAAGTTGGAACACGTTCTCCATCCTTTGAAACACTACAAGAAATAGCTGATGCTCTGGAAGTGGATATTCAATCTTTTTTTAAAGAAAATATTGAAGTTTCAGATTTTTTTAATAAATCATCAGTAAATAAAAAGATTCCTATCATATCTCATGCTTCTGCTGGAAGAGGTATTTTTGGAATTGAAGAGATTTTAGATTACATAGAACTTCCTGAGAAAATAACTACGAAATGTGACTTTGCTACTTATGTTAAAGGAAATTCAATGGAACCTAAAATATTTCATGGAGATATTATTTGTATTAAGAGAGATGTAATTTTAGAAAATGGAGATATTGGCTTATTTTTTCTGAATGATAATATTTATGTAAAAAAGTTCAACTTTAATCCTTTTACAAATGAATTTTCTTTGATATCACTTAATAAAAACTATGATCCCATTATAATAACTATGAATGATGAATTCCATGAATTAGGAAAGGTAATCTGCAAGTTTGACTATAATTTTTAATGTTCTATTTCAACACAGGAAATATTTTTCCTTAGTTGGATATCAAACTTTTTTAAGCCTTGATTTTATTGAACTCATAAAACAATACAATAAAATAATTTTTAAGTGTTCTATTTCAACCAGTGACAAAAAAGTCACTAGTTGGATACCAAACTTTTTTAACCCTTGATTTTATTGGCTTTATAAAGCAATATAACAAAATAATTTTTTAATGTTCTATTTCAACTAGTACGTTTTTCCGTACTAGTTGAATATTCAACTTTTTAAACCTTTGATTTTTTTGGATTCATTTAAAAAACAGCTCTATTTTTTCTTCGTTTTCAACTAATTTTAACTGTTCTATTCTTGCATTTTCCTCTATTTTTATTTTATAAAAACTCAATATTCTCATTTTTTTCTATTGCACAGTGCTAACATGCACAGTGCTTTTTTATAATCTCTCATATTTAGGTGCTTTTCTTCACTGTGCAAGACTTTAATAAAAGTGCGAGATTTTTAATTTTTGCACAGTGCTTTTTTTCTCAAAAAATAAAAAAGAATATTCTGCGAACCCCTCTCGAACAGAGTTCCGAACATTCTCACTTTTTTTTAACTTTTCTTATTTTCACTGTGCAAATTCTTAAATTTTTTCTAATTTTTTTTATTTTTTTTCATTTTATTTTATCTATTTTCAAATCAATTTTTTCTTATAAGTTATTAATTTTTCTAGCTTTTCTCACTATCACACTTCATTTTTCTCATTTATCATTTCACCTATACCCCCACAATTGTATTTAAAAACTACTCAGTTAATATTCAACGAATTAGTTCTCCTTTTTTATATGGTATTTTATTTTATTTAAAAACTACTCAGTTAATATTCAACTGAATATACAACTTTAAAACAAGCGATTGATTTAAAATTTAAAAACTACTCAGTTAATATTTTCAATGTAGTTTTTGGGCAATAAGTCTATTTAAAAACTACTCAGTTAATATTCAACATTTTTAAGCTTTAGATTAATTGATAAAAATGAGAGATTTAAAAACTACTCAGTTAATATTCAACCTTCCTAAAATTAATGCAAGTGATTCAGCTATACTAATTTAAAAACTACTCAGTTAATATTCAACTGGAACAGGAGTAAAGCAGCCTCTAGGAATTTTAAAATTTAAAAACTACTCAGTTAATATTCAACTTACACTCATCTACTATTTTTTTAAAATTTTCCAGATTTAAAAACTACTCAGTTAATATTCTACTGCAACTTTATGCTGCTATAAATTAGCGCAATATCAATTTAAAAACTACTCAGTTAATATTCTACTCGTATGGTGAGAATTAGATCAATTCGAGGGAAAAAATTTAAAAACTACTCAGTTAATATTCTACTTTGATGTAGAACTACCACAGTGCCTTGGTTTGAAGAATTTAAAAACTACTCAGTTAATATTCTACGGGCAAAAAATATTATTCAGGGGTTTAGATGAACCTAATTTAAAAACTACTCAGTTAATATTCTACAGGGGAATAATTGCAGCTGAAGCAGGGTATGATTTATTTAAAAACTACTCAGTTAATATTCTACCTGGAGAAGTAGTAGAAAGTTTTGTAAAATTACCAACATTTAAAAACTACTCAGTTAATATTCTACTTGCAGATATATTTATAGACTCACTATAAAAATCTAATTTAAAAACTACTCAGTTAATATTCTACTGGTATAAAAACTATGACTGAAAGCATCTGGAGCTTATTTAAAAACTACTCAGTTAATATTCTACATGTATTAATTACATAAAAGTAGGAGGAAAACAGAAATTTAAAAACTACTCAGTTAATATTCTACAGAGATAGAATATAATCTAAAAAGAAAATTTAGATAATTTAAAAACTACTCAGTTAATATTCTACAAATTTTTCCTCCAGAAGCGTTAGGATGTCCACCTCCATTTAAAAACTACTCAGTTAATATTCAACTGGAACAGGAGTAAAGCAGCCTCTAGGAATTTTAAAATTTAAAAACTACTCAGTTAATATTCTACATCAAATGCTCGATCAAGTATATAGATTTTAAAGTCATTTAAAAACTACTCAGTTAATATTCTACGTTAGAGGCTATTAAAAAATCAGATGCATATTTATTATTTAAAAACTACTCAGTTAATATTCTACTTTAAAAAGTACTGTCTCAAGATTAAAAACTCTTTTATTTAAAAACTACTCAGTTAATATTCTACGGGCTTTTCAATCAGTGAGGCTTTATATGTTGGAAATTTAAAAACTACTCAGTTAATATTCTACTTTTTTATTTTAAGTTCCCACATACAAGACATTTTATATTTAAAAACTACTCAGTTAATATTCTACAGAAATAAAATCAAAAATAAAGGAATATTGCCATCATTTAAAAACTACTCAGTTAATATTCTACAGAAAATAAAATTATTTCTGACATAGATATAGCTATATTTAAAAACTACTCAGTTAATATTCTACATTACAGAATTTCAAACTACACCCTTTTTATACATATTTAAAAACTACTCAGTTAATATTCTACAAACAGACGCCAAAACAATAGTAGGAGCAATAAAATTTAAAAACTACTCAGTTAATATTCTACTAGATGTCATCTTTCTAGATAATACAGAAAGACTATATTTAAAAACTACTCAGTTAATATTCTACTCCGTTATTTCTCCTATAACCTGCCATAACTTTTCATTTAAAAACTACTCAGTTAATATTCTACTCTGCTATCTCTTCATAAGTGTCCTCTCCTAATTTGATTTAAAAACTACTCAGTTAATATTCTATATACATATGAAACAATAATTCATAAAGAAATAGTATATTTAAAAACTACTCAGTTAATATTCTATTTGGAAACTTTTTATCTCTAATCTACTAAATTCACTCCATACATAATTCCAAGCGACCCTTTTTTTATCTTAATATTCATAGTCTTTTTCCCTAAATATTTATCATAAAAATCCTTTTCAATAAGGAATTTTACTTCCTCGCCATTTACATCTGCTATCATATAGTAAAAATTTATATAATATTTACTTCCTGGTTTTTTAAAATATTTTTTCTGCTCTATAATCATTTTTATGATTTTATAGTCTTTTTGCTCTCCCTTGCTCCCTATTCTATTGATAAAAAACTTTATTCTCATATAGATATATTTAGCAATAAAGCTCCCCAGCCATAATCCTATACAAAGAGATATCGTCCCTTTCAGTGCAATTACTTCTTTTGTTGATACAACCTCTCCCTGTAAGTAATACTGGCAGTAGAAGATAAAGGCTGAAACTAAAAGCCCAATTACAATAGGGGAAAATCTTCCTATTCTGTCTTCAAACATAACTACTTTCCATGTAGAAAAATATATCATTATTGGGATTATCATCAATCCAAAGTAATAGTGGTGATTAATACCTAGTAATAAAAATAGCAATAAAAAGCAAATTGAAATGTTTTTTACAGTTTTTTCTGAAAAATTTTTCATCTTTCTCCTCCATCTTTTTCTTTCTTCTCTTTTTCTATTTTTTCTCTTTCTACCTTGGAAAATATACAGCCACAATAGTCTTGTCTGTATAATTCATATTCCTTTGAAATTTCAATTGATCTCAAGTATCTGCTTTTCTTTTTGAAATCTCCATTGAGAAATTTGATACCATATTTTTTTCCAAGTTCTTCTCCTATTTCATTTATCCATTGAGCGTTTTTCATAGGACTTATACTCAACACAGTTGTAAAATAGTCATAGCCCAACTCCTGAGCTTTTTTTGCTGTTTCTTCCAGCCGGAGATTATAGCACTGATGGCACCTTTTTCCTCCTTCTCTTTCATTTTCCAGTCCCTTTACCTTTTGAAAAAAATCAATTTCAGGATTATATTCACCTTCAACTACATTTATTTTATATCCTCTTTTTTTATGATACTCTTTCTGTTCCTCAAGTCTTTTCAGATATTCCTCTTCAAAGGTTATATTAGGATTAAAAAAATATACTGTTATTTCAAAATACTCCTGTAAAAATTCTAAAATTGCAGAACTACATGGAGCACAACATGAATGAAGTAAAAGTCTAGGCTTATTTTCGCTTTTTTTTATTTCTTGCAATTGATTTTCCATTGCTAAATCATAGTTAATTTTCATTATTTAAACCTCCAATATTGATTATATCATAGGTTTGTTTTTTATCAAAGTTCTCCAACACAAAAATGGAAGAGAGTTTATCTCTTCCACTCCATTAAATGTTCTTTTTCATTTGTCTTTTCATCAATCTCTGTATTAGTTATTTTAAATCCTGATTTAAGATAGAAATTCATTGCTCTTACATTTCTATCATATACTGCCAGCTGTAATTTATCATGATCTGCCTTTAAAAAATCAATTATTTTACTTCCAATACCTTTTCTCTGGCAGTCTACTTTTAAGAATAATCCACCTATGAATATATTTTCTATCAAACTTACAAAACCTTTTATCTCTCCATCTTCTTCATAAACATAAGTATCTGAATTTGGCAGATAATTATTTTTTACATTATCATAATTTTCCAGCCAATATTCATCTGGAATAAAGTTTTGAGCCTCCATTGTTGATTCTTTCCATAATTCCATAACTATATCAATATCATCATTTCTTAAATTTCTAATCATTCTTCTCCTTTTTCATCTTTTTTAATTCTTCTATTTGGGTACTTAATTTCTTATATTTTTTGAGAAGAGCATTTCTTTCTGGTTCATAATCACACTCATGTAGTTCTTCTTTCAGTTCATCAATCATTTTTTCCAGTTTTTCAATTTCTTCTTTACTCATCTTCATCATCCTCCACAAGATTATTTACCCTAATATCTTATATACCTTTGGAAATGTAAAAAATCAATAGCCTTTCTTAATTTATTTTAAATAAAAATTTTACTTTAATTTTGCTATCCATTCTTTCCATATTTCAGGCTGATAACCTAATGTTGCTTCATTTTTAAATCTTCCAATAGGACTTTTAAATAAAATTGGATTTTCCAGTAAAGTTTCTTCTAAATCAAATACCATATATTGAAGATTTCTTTTTTTATATTCTGTTCCCTCTGTATCAATTAACTCTTCAAGAGGATATTTATTAATTATACTTTTTAATTCTCCTTTAGATGGAGCTTTTTCTTTTAAGTTTATAAATTGGATTTTTATTCCTCTCTCCTTAAAAAATCTCTCAGCTTTCTTTGAATCATTGCAATTTTTCTTTCCAAAAATCTGTATTATTATATCAATCCCCTCCTATAGCTCTATGACTTTCTGTGCCATCTCCCTAAAAGTATCATCATGTGTTACTATTATGCTCTGCTCCAGATTTTTTAATATCTCTCCAATAGAGTCAGCCAAACTTCTTCTTCTTTCTGTATCCAGATTGTTAGTAGGCTCATCAAATATTGAAAATTTGCTTTCTGTAAATAGCTCGCTCATTGCTCCTCTTATGGAAATAGCTACTGCAACCTGTTCTCCCCCTGAAAGCTGTTCAAATTTTAATTCTCCTCTGTCTCCATCTAAAAATACAACATATTTATTTTTATCTTCATTAGACCAGACTATCTTTTCTCCTCTTCCAGTTATTTTTCTGAAATTTTCAGTTGCAAGTATTTCAATCTCTTTAAGCATATTTTTAGAGACTTCCTTACCCATTGATTTTATTTTTTCTCTAAATATCTTAGTAAGTTCCAATTTCATATTTAATTTTTCTAAATATTTTCTTTTATTTTTCAGTAAATCTTCATATTTCTTTATTTCATCTAATTTCATTTTTAAATTTTCTATTTCCCTGTTTACTGCCCCTAATTTCTCTCTTATTTCTTCAATATCAGATGTAACTTTGAGGTCTTTCTCTTGAAGGATTTTCAGATCTATCCTTTCCATCTCTTCTCTTTTTAATTTTATCAAGAGATTTTTTTCTTGAAATTTCATTTCACTATTCTCGATGATAATTTTGATACTTTCAAGATTCTTTTCCAGTTTGCTCTTCTCCATAGCTTTTTTATAGTTTTCAAGATAGAGATTATTACTATTTTCCAAAGTATCTATTTTCTTTTCTATTTTATCAATTTTTTCATTGATACTTAGAAGTTCATCAGAAAAAATTCTATTGTCATTAATGAACTTTCTTTTTTCATCTATAGATTCTATATTTTTTCTAATTTCTATATTCTGCAATTCTATATTCTTTAGTTCCATCCCTATACTTTTATTCAAACTATCTATTTCTTTTTCAAGTTCATTTTTTACAGCTTCAGATTTTCCTAAATCTAAATTATCAATTTTTGTTTTCAGTGTTATTTTTATCTCAGAAAGTTTTTCTTTATTTTCAATACTGTTTTCCAGCTTAAAGTTTTTTAATTTTAACTTTTCATTTTCAATTTTAGATTTCCCTGTTTCCAGCTTTAACTTCTCTTGGATGAACTCTACTTCTTTCTCAGTTATTTCTTTAGATAAGGTATCTAACCTTATTATTTTTTCCATGATTTCATTTTTATTTGTGAGATTTTCATTTATTTCTTTTACAGAATTTTTCTTGCTTTCTATCTCTTCTATATATTTCTCTCTTTTATCCTTAAAATACTCATCTATATTTTTTCCATCAAGGTTTTTACATTGTTCTTTTAAATATGGACAATATGAAGTTTTCAACATCTCAAAAGCTTCTTCATTCTCTTTTAGCAAGAGTTCCTTTTTCAATATGTCGTCTTCCAAAATCTTTTTCTTCTTTTCAGACTCTTCTATTCCAGAAAGCTGTTTATCAAGATTTTCATCCATGAGATATTCTCTTTTAGCTTTTTCTTTATTAATCTCTTCCAGTTTCTCTTCTAATTTTATTTCAAAGGTTCTGATATTATTTTCTCCAGCTTCAAGTTTTCTTTCAAACTCTTCCAACTTTACTAAAAGAGGTATTATTTTATCTAATTCAGATTTATACTCAACAGCTTTTTCCTTTTTCTCTATTATTTCTTTTTCTATTTCAAATAATTTATTTTTTCTTTCTAGGAGCAGAGATTCATTATTCTCTTTTTTATTTTCAAAAACTTTGATTTCTCCATCAATTTCTGAGTTCAATTTCTCCAGAATATTTATCTCTTTTTCCTTTAAAAGACACTCTTCTTTTATCTTTTCTAACTCTTTTTTTCTAATTTTTAACCTGTTTATCTCTAAAGAATATTTTTGATACTCCTCATATTTTTCTTTATTTTCTTTTACTATTTTTTCTGAAATTTCACTCTCTTTTATAGAGGCAGAAACCTTCCCCAGCTCTTCATTTTTATTTTTTATATTTTCAGATAGAGCATTTATTTCTCCAGTAAGTTTTTCTATCTCTAAATTTGTAATATTATATTTATTTAGGAGTTCTTTTATTTTATTTTTTTCCTCATTCAACAGATTTAGACTTAGATTATATTCTTTTGCTCTTTCTTTTTCAAAGTCCAGTTTTTCCTTTATGTCAGCAGGATCTTCCATTATCTCTGATATATTTTCCATACTGTTTTTTTCTATTTCAATATCTTTCTCATATTTATTTACAGCATCTCTTGAGTATCCTTCATATATTTTTTTATATATGTCAGTATTAAAAACTTTATTAAATATTTTCTCTCTCTCATTATCTTTTTCTTTAAAGGAAGATATAAATTCATTTTGTTTAGCAACTATTACATTATCATATATCCCTTTTAAATCTCCTTTAATACCGCAGAGCTCTCTTATTCTTTCTTCTTTTCCTACGAGCTGAAGTTCAGGATTATCTTTTTTGTATATACTGGTAGCTCCAGGAATTTTTCTTGTAACTATATATTCTTCTCCATCTATTCCAGTAAATTCTATTTCTATCTTTGCACTTTTCTTTCCATATTTTATAGCTTCTCTTTGATTTCCTCCTCTCAATTCAGAATCAAAAAGAGCATAACCTATTGCTTCAAGAATAGATGACTTCCCTTTTCCATTTTCTCCAAGAAGAAGATTTATTCCACTATCAAATTCAACATCTAATTTATCATGAATACGGTAATTTTCCAGATGTATTCTATTTATTTTCATTTCCTATCTCCTCCTCAAGCATGGCATCGAAAAGCTCAAAGAAATCTTTTTCTCTGTCATTTTCCTCTTGGTATTCTTTGAATTTTTGAAGATAAGCTGTTACCTTTTCAGCATCAGAAAATTCTTCCCATTGATTTATAATTTCCTTCTCTACATCTCTTACAGAATAGTATCCCTCTTCTCCCAGATTCCTGTCAAAAATAGAGTTAGGATATCTCAATTTTATATAACCTTTCAAAGCTCCATTATTTTCCAATATCTTTTCCAGCTCATTTACATTTATATAGCCACTGTCTTTCAGTTTTACATTGACAATAACCAACTCTTCTCCAGTGAGCTCCAAAGCTTTTGTAAACTCTTCAAACTCCTGTAAAATATCCCCCTCATATATAAATTCCTTTTCAATTCTCTTTCTTGGGGATAACTCGGAAAATTCATATTCTAAAGTATCTGTATCAAAAATTATAACCCCTTTAGAGTTATTTTTTTCATTTAAAACATTCCAGAACTCAGTAGAACCGGGAATGAAAAAATATGGGTTATCCTTAGGATAACTTACAAAGGAATGAAGATGCCCCCCTGCCATATATATGACTTTATCTTTAAATTTCTTTATTATATCAGTATTTACCAGTCCCGGAAGAAACTCTGAGCCTCCCAATGCAGTATGCACCATTACTATATTTTTTTCATTTTCATCTAAATTTTCACTTAACTTTTCAAGGACTTCATCTACAGCAAACCCAGGATATCCTACTCCATAAAAATTAACATCTTCTATTGTTATTTTTTCAAAGTCATATCCTTCATTTGAAGCTTTATATTTTCCTCGCCTTACATATCCTTTTCTTTCCAGATACCCAAGCCATGAATTTATTTCATCATATCCTGATATATTATCATGATTCCCTTCTATAAGCAGAACTTGAATATTATTATTTTTTAGTTTCAAAAATACTTTTTCACATCTATCTAAAGTATCTGGTGAAAGTTCTTTTTTATCAAACAAATCTCCAGTTATTAGAAAAACATCTACTTTTTTCTCTATTCCTCTATCTGCTGACTGTTCAAAAGCATTAAAAAAATCCAGATATCTTTTTTGAGAAAATTCTTTTGTTCCAAAAGGTCTTTTTCCTAAGTGTATATCTGAACAATGAAGTATTTTCAT